GGACTGAGCCAGATGTCTTGAGCTGCGGTTCCATAGTTGCGAGCTTGACCGAATGGACCTGTTGTTTGCTGCCAATAAGTCAAGCCTTCCGGGTTGCGTAAAACACGCGACACCATGCGGACGACGACCATTTTGACGACGGCGAGAGGCAGCTCTTCCGCGTCGATTCGGTCTTGGATCTTTGGGAATTCCGAGAGGATGACCGCTTCTGCGTCTGAGATGAGTGCGGTGACGAGAGTCTCGTCAGTAGGTGTCCCGGAGCCGACCCATCGGTCAGTCACGTCGTCGAAGGTTGTCCAGCTCATCTCTTACCTTTCAGAATGAAAACTTGAGGGAGGGAGAGGGGAACCGAAGCTCCCCTCTCTCTCAAGGGGTTTCAGAGATTAGGCTGAAACATACTTCACGACGCCAGCCGAACGAACGACCTTGGCACCGTAAACGTTGAGACCGCGAACGATGTCAGCGAATGACGACTGAGCGCGGAGGCTCTCGGTCTCTTCGATCTGTGACACGAATGCGACGGTTGCTGAGTGGTAGCCGACAGCGACAGGCTTGACAGCCTCAGCGAATAGAGGGGTCTCAAGAACGGTCAGACCGTAGATGCGACCGATGACGCCGTTGCGAAGCTCTGAGTCGCCGCCAGCGATGCCAGCGTCCGAGAGCTTTGCGATGATGAGGTCAGCGAAGGCAGGGTTTACAGCCACGTAGCGGTCTGCTGCTGGAACCTTGTTCTTGGTCAGCTGAGTGCGGATTGCGCGGAGAGCGGTTAGTGCCTCGTCTGCGGTGTCCACAACAACTGCGCCGCCGCCGGTGTTGAGGTTGGTTCCTGCGCCCGAGAGCATCTGAGCCAAAACATAGGCTTCGGCGTCCTCAGCTAGTGCGCCACCAGCTGCCTGAGTCCAAGCGTCGAACGAACCAGCTGCCTGAGCGCGGTCAACGTCGTCAACCAAGAAGCTGAATGCCTTCTCCTGATTGATTAGAAGGTCGACCGAGGTGTCTGCAAGAGCCTCAGCGTCGATGGTGCGACCTGCGCCAGCATAGTCGGTGATGGTCGGAGTGGTTGCGCCGATGATGTGAACGGTGTTGCCACGACGAGCCTCGCCGGTGTAGTTAGTGTTCAGAGTTGGAATAACGATCTGAGCCGACTGAAACGCGGTGTTTACGCCAGCCGACCAGATTTCCGGGATGAAGTTGTCAATCGCCATGAGTGGGATTTACCTTTCGGATCTAGTTAGATTTTGCCGAGCAAGTTGTCGAGACGTCCGGCTGCCTTGGCTTCCATGATTTCCTTCTGAGTCATGCCCTTGAGGTCTTCACGCGTCAGCTGACCGACGCTAGATGGAGCCGGCTTGCCTTGGTTCTCGTCTGGCTGCGGCGACTTTGGTTTGGACTGATTCGCAATGAGCGAGAGCAGTAGTTCCGCTTCAGCTTCAAGCTCTTCGAGCGTGGAGCCTTTGAGGAGTTTTGTTGCGTCTCCAGAGATGCCCTTTTCAGCTGCGATCTTGAAGCGCATGAGTTCGGCTGAGGCTGCGGATGCTTCAGCTTGGACTCGAGCCAATTCTTCGGCGAGCTTTTCATGCTCGGTTTTCTGACTTGACTCATACTCGCGCCACTTGAGAGCTAATTCGTGATCAGCCTTTGCGCGAGCTTCCCACTTTCGAGCTTCTGACTTCCAATCGGTTCCGTCGCCCTGCGGCTCCGGCGTCGACTGCTCGGTCTTGGTCTCTTCTGCGGTTGTGTTTTCAGCGATGGATTCGCTCATTGCGGTTTTCTCCTATGCAGGATCTCTAATCAGCCATGCGGCTGCCTCACCGACGCGATGTCGGAAGTCTTTATCTGCGACCTGTTTCTCGTCGCATCACTTGAAGGATCTCTCTTGGGCTTGAGTATTGCTGAGCCGCTGAGATGTATTCTTCCTCGAAGTCTTTGTAATAGGACGGACGGAATGCTCCAAGTCCCCTGAAGATCGGGATTGTCGTGCAGCCGCAGGAATTGTGATAGCCGCCATCCTCAGCGAATGAAGTATATTCATTCGTCGCAACTAGAGCGCAGAATGCACACGCGTTCGGGGAAGCAATTCTCTGATAGCCGATAGCGTCCCGATCATCGAATGCCGCGACCGCCATCGTCTCGCGGTAAACGTCCGAGACTGACTTGTCGATGACGTCCACGAATGTCGATGCTGCCATCTCGAAGCGTTCCTGTTGCACTAGAGCCATAGCGGTTCCGACTGCCACGTCCGTCAGAGCTGGAGTCTTGATCTCTAATGCTCGAGCTGCGAATTGACTTCCAGCTGGAATCGCAGCCTCCCGGAGAGAGTCATAGCTGATTCGAGCTGACTGCGTCGCCACGTTGCCGAATTGAGCAATCGAACCGGTCGCAATAGTGCGAAGTGCGCCTCCAGCTTCGTTCTGGCTGAGCCTCGATAAGTCCGGGACTAGCTTTGAGACGCCGCGTCGAGTTGCAGCTGAAACTTGCAGCTGAAGAGTCTTCGACTTGAAGACTAGAGCTGAAGTGAGAGCCATCGTTTACGCGTTCGCCTGTGGAGTTGGAGCTGGAGCCTGAGCCAAGAGGTTCGAGATGAGGTTCGAAGCTGAGTTCGTTGCCTTCTCGCTCTTGATTACCTGCTTGTCAGAGTCGCTGAGACCGATGCGGTTATAGACGATCTCCGAGTCTGGAGTGAGGACTCCTGCGCTGATGAGCTTGAGAACCTCATCGGCGGCAGCTGCTCGAGTTGGAGTCGCTGCGTCGCGCCACACCGGACGGAGGTTTGATGCCTCAGCTGGAATCTCACCGTCGCGGACGAGGAGAGCTAGTTTCCCGACCTCTGACCAAGTGCGTCCGAATTGCTTTTGACGACGCTCGGCTCGCTTGACCAGACGTGCCTCCATCTGACGGATCGCGTCTGCGCTCGTCGGATTGTCGGTCTGGAGTCCAAAGTAGGACGAAGGAGTCGCGGTCTCCGCTGCCATAAGCTGAGCGTATTGCCTAACCTGTTCGAAGTAGGGAGCCGGGCTGTTCGCTGTGAATTGACCGACTGAAGGCATGACGCCCTCGTCCTCATTGTAGGGGATACCCAAGACTCGTCCCTGAATGACACTCCAAGGGTTTAGAGGATTGCCGTCTGAATCTTGGAAGACTGATTCGTCTGCGCCGAGGATGTAGCGTTGAGGAGCTGAGTAAAACTCGCGAGCGACCTCTGCACCGAGCAGAGTCCTCATGGCTGAGTCGATGTAGCTGCGGACTGCCTTAGTGATCTCTGAGCGTCCCTCCGGGTCGCCGCTTCGAGGGTTGTTGATTAGCGGAGCAACCGGGACGCGCCCGAGGTTGTGAATGTCGCGGAAGACCTCGACGAAGGTTCGCTCATAAGCTTCGAAGTAGATTGTTTCGTTCGGCAGGTAGAGCGAGCCGGTCATGATGTCGCCTCGGTCGTCGCGAGTCGTCAATAGAGCGGCAGCGATGCGGCGCGTTCTCATGTCATAGACGGCAGTCGCCTTCTTAGGACTCTCGATCGTGATGAGAGGGTCAGCTTCTCCCTCCATGCCTTTACCGACAAACACGAAGCCGGTTCCATAGATGAGCGCGTCCTTGTGACCGAGGCTCGACTCGAGATCAAGCTCATTCGCGCGGAAGACATCGTTTAGACCGAAGCTGTCGTTTATGTAGCCTTCAAAGTCGAGACGCTCCTCAAGGACGTCGACAGCTGTTCCTGCCCATCCGACAACTGAGTCCACTAGCTTCAAGCTAGGAGGAATCGAGATGTTCAAGTCCTTGAGACGGTTCTTGCCCTCGTAGTAGTGTTCGAGGACGTGATTCTTCCGGTCATGATGCGTCAGCTTCTTGACTAGATGCTGAATTAGACCTAATTCGTCGCTAGTTAGGCTCATAGAATCATTGCCCTTCGGGTCGTGGATTGCTTGCGTTCTTTAGTGGCGTGTCTCGCGCCATTCGCTAGGATCGCGCAAGCGAGAAGGTCAACCTTCCGAGGGCTGTTCTTCTTCTCTTTCTTGAAGCTCCCGGCTTCGGTAGCGACCGCGTTCAAAACGTGCCGCTGGAGTCTTGGGTCTTGGTCTCCACCGATCTCCTTCGCAACCAAGTCAGCTAGGAATTGCTGAGCGAGAGGAGCCATTCGGTGATTCGTCGGAGGTATACGCTCGACACGTCTGCGCCATCTCTTAGACCATTCTAGGACGTCCGGCTCATAGAAGCTCGGATCACACCAGAGCATTGTCACGTCGTAATTATCGAACATTTTCTCGATGGCTCGATTCACGTCAGCTCGGTCGACCGTCCACTCTGGATCGTTGTGATCTGGTTCCCAAGCAGCGAGGACTGACATCGTCCCGGTGTTGACATCGATGGCGACTAGACCGGTCGCGTCTCCGGAGACCGAACCGTCGAATCCAGCGCAGATCGTGGCACCGAGAGGAATTGACTGCTCGCGTTTAGCTTCTGCCCAATGGTGCGGCGAAACAAAGTCCTCGCCAGCGAGTCGAACCCATTGATTCAGTCGATAGCGTTGGAATCCGGCGAAGCCAGCTGAGCCAGCTGAGGCGATAGCTGCCTCGAAGTCGCCTTGATCGAGGAGACCTTCAGCGAGGTTCGGGTTAGCTTTGCGCCAAACCTCCGGGTCGGTTGGATCGTCGTCCTGAGACGCCTCCCACCAAAAGAAGCCAAATTGAGGATCGAGTTCCGCGTTAGGAGACTCAGAGACTCTCTTGCCATGCTCATACAGCCGACCGAGAAGCGTGTCAATGTGTCCTCCGGCGGTCGTGATGCCGACAACCAAGCTCTCGGGACGGTCAGCGGAACCGGAGACCAGAGCCTCCCAAAGTTCATCTCCTCGCGTGTTTGACGCCGAGCTGCTCCATGCGTGAAGCTCATCGGCGACGACGAGGGATGGAGCTAGTCCATGCGCTCGCATAGCGTCCGCCGAGAGAGCGCGATAGACGGAACCCTTGGAGGGAACCTCCATCGCGTCCCGATACACTTTGACGATCCGGCTCAGAGCTGGATTGTTTAGAACCTGTTGCCGAGCTTCGCCAAACACGATCTTCGCTTGAGCGCGGTCAGCTGCCGCCGAATAGACCTGCGCTCCAGACTCAGAAAAAACTAGATGCTCGAGAGCGATAGCGGTTCCGAGCAAACTTTTGCCATTCTTCCTCGGAAGTCCGATGATGGCGCGGCGATAGCGGAGCAGTCCGGTTTGAGGATTCAGCTCGAAGAGCCTATCCATGAGCCAAGACTGCCATTCGGTGAATTCAAGAGCTTCCCCGGACTTGAATCCACGCGAGGCACGAAGCGAAGTCGCCGCGAAGTCGGTGACATTCCGTCCGACCGACCGGTCACTCAGCGAGGGAGTGAAGTAAGCCGGACGCCATGCGTCATTAGGCGGAGGCAGAACGCTCGACACGACGCCTCTTCAACTCATCTATCTCATCGCGGACACGAACCTCGGCGAGACCGAGACGAGCGCGATCTGAAGGACTGAACCCGATTGCCGCCATCCAAGCCGTCATCTGCGAGCGCAGATTCGAGAGCTGAGTGACTAGAGGATGAGTGACGAGCTGACCGTTCGAAGTGGCATAGAAACGCTCGACCTCGCCAGAGTTCAAGCGGCTCCTAATCTCCTCATGTTCGTCATGAGCTTCGCAGAGCATCCGAACGATTGTCCGGTCAGAATCGGGAGAGAGCCAAGCGCGTCCGGCAGTCCAAACATGAGACCAAAGAGCCAGACCAGCATCCCCGAGCTGCGGAGGAGTCGGAATGCCTTCAGCTGCCGCGATCCCTTGACCGGGAGCTGGAGCGTCTGG